GGCTTTATTCGATAAAATGAATGATTTAGCGACTCCGCCTATGACTATGGTCGGCACACCTAAATATCACGATTTTAAAGTGTATATGTCAGAGTTACACCTAACAACTGGTTCTTTGAATCCTGTGGTTCACGGAATAAATGCGACTTATTCCGTCGGTGGAATGACACCGAATGATTGGGTTTACAGTCAATTCGTTTCTGCTGATGATGATGGCGATGCCATTCAACAAGCCGATAATTTTGTAGTCCATATGCTAGGCCCTCACGTGGGGGCTCCTACTAATTGGACATCGATAGGATTAATTCAGTCGTACGGGGATTCTAGGCATCTGCCTGATTACACTTCACCATCGCTTCCAGTTGAAGCAGCGACTGATCCTATGCTGAATATATTTGATTATTCTTCAGAGGAACAACTTAATGACATCATTACTAACCTTGACAGTGATAATGATTCACCACCTTATGACCTCGATTATTATATTGGCGAGTCAATCAATTCCATGCAACAGGTTGCTAGAATTGGAACAGAAGTAGGAGTCGGACGAGTAGGCCGTTCCGCTGGATTCTGTGCGCCGTTTGGTCTTATTTGCGTAGACCCACACGGTGTTTCTACCGCCTTCAGAGTAGTCATCAATTTGGCTGCTGGTTCATACAAAGGCGTTTATGCGGAGAGTGCTTAAGATGAATCCGCCTATTGAAACTGATACTGTTATTTCTTCAATAAGAGTAGCTAGTGCATTAGACCATCTGAAGAATAATCGAATTGAATATTTAATGGTCATATTGATCAGTCATTTCTTAGGGATTACTGACATTGTAATGAGCCAACTTAACGGAGTGTGCTTCTGATGGCTTACAATTACGGAAAGTCTTTCGTGAAAGATGGTAAACTTGTACGTTATCGATATACGGACAAAAAGAAAGCTACTAAAAAACTTGTAGCTGGAAAGAAACCTGTAGTACAACGTGCAAAGAATTCAAAGAGATGAAATTCCATGATTAAGTATTTCTGTTCCAAATGTCAATCCGTTGATATTGGAGCGTTTTATCTCGATGATTTGAAACTGACGCATTGTATTTGTCATTGCGGCTACGAGTGGGTGGAATAATGTCACCCCGAGATGAATGGCTTTTGATGTCGAACATGCTTTTGCCGCCTGTTTTACCATCAACCGATTCAGAAGGAACCGCTAGAGATTCCGCTCAATTTGCATTCGATCTAAATAAAAACTTGCAATTGACCAGAAGGGCAGTAACAATGGGCGTCTCACTGGCGCAGATTGATGGTCCTTTACCTGTTATGGATATCGTCGCATTAGTCGGCGTGTCCGTTTATACCTCAATACTTTGGGGTAAATTCTATACTGATTATTATTAATATGTATACACTTATATAGGGGTGGCGCCTATGATTAACTATGGCGGAAGTAACCCCACTACAGCTGATGATTGAAAACCTGACTGAAGGAGCATTGATAAATCGTCATGCTGAATTATTGTGGATCGTCATTGAAGAGGATTGGAAAGACGAGTCACGTAACAGACAGCTTGAATTGTTGCTTAAAGAAATTCAAACCAGGATGTCTGCTGAATGACCAGGTACCCTTGTGGAATCTGTCATCGAATAGTCATCGAAGATGCCAGGCTCAAGAAGTGTGCAACGTGTTTACGTCTGGAGCGTGAGAAACAATGAAACTGTATTATAAAATTAAGTTGAATGGATCGTGGACTTTCTCGAAAGTACCAGGTAATTGTGAATGTCGGGAGTGCCGACGAACCCCCTCGGATTCTATCTTGATAACGGGGGTCACGCCATGAATTGCCCAGAGTGCAATCGTGTTTTGCTGACATTGGGCTGGGGATATTATTCCCATCCTCCTCTTAAGGATCACTTCAAGAGAACGAAGGCCACTGAATATCAGTGCTCCGAAGTACACAAAATTAGTCATCTGCCTTGAGATGTTACACATTTCGTGCTACTAATTCTTAAGCCGTCACTCTCGGTGGAGGGGTGAAGAAGAGTAGAATCCGGTAACATGTTACTGGCAATTCGGTCTGATTTGAACGGACTACGGGTGTGGCGAGAATGATAATGATAGGGGAGTTTAATTTATAGACTGTGTTCTATACCCTTTGCTTTATGGCCCGAAGCAATATGCCTTCCAAAAGCAACAAAAAGAAGAATCCAACCGTTACACGACTTTCATTTGAGTGTGATGGAGGTTCAACTCAATTTATCGATGTCGGTAGAACATTGAGTATTTTGAACCGAAAATTCTTCAGGGCTGGATTATATTATTATATTAATTCAGTAGAAATATACAACAACGAAACGGGTGTTGTAGATCTCCATACTTTACCAGACTCTTGGGTAACTAGAAATGCCCACCAGAGAGGCGAGGCTTTATTCGATAAAATGAATGATTTAGCGACTCCGCCTATGACTATGGTCGGCACACCTAAATATCACGATTTTAAAGTGTATATGTCAGAGTTACACCTAACAACTGGTTCTTTGAATCCTGTG